CAAACGCTTTTTTAAATATAAGTTTTATTTTATGGTCTTAGAAGCTATATTTTATTTTATTTTTTTATAATAAATATGGTCTCATTTTATTAGATTTATTTTATTAATTATAAGAAACTTTTTAAAAGAAATATGGTGTTCTAATATTAACTAACAATATTTTTTCTTTTAATTTATGGTCTCAATAATAATCTCGGCAAATACCCAGCAGATTTGATGTAGATTTTTTATTCCTTTTATTAATTTATTTATTTAATTCTAAAACACACTAAATTTCTTTAGTATTTTTAATAAAAAATATTTAAATTTTCTATAAATCTATTGAGCTAAATTATATTATTTTATTTTATTTTTTCTAAATATTATATTTATCTTTTAACTAACACTATTAGCATCTTATTCAATAATCTTATTCATTAATATTCTATAGAAATTGCATAATTAGAATTTCATTGGATCTTATTGGCTAATGGATTTTATTTAATTTATTTAATCTTATTGAATCTTATTAAATCTTATTGGCTAATGGATTTTATTTAATTTATTTAATTTATTTAATTTATTTAATCTTATTGAATCTTATTGAATCTTATTGGCTAATGGATTTTATTTAATTTATTTAATCTTATTGAATCTTATTGAATCTTATTGAATCTTATTGAATCTTATTGAATCTTATTGAATCTTATTGGCTAATGGATTTTATTTAATTTATTTAATTTATTTAATCTTATTGAATCTTATTAAATCTTATTGGCTAATGGATTTTATTTATCTAAAGGTATCTTAATTCAATAAATTTAATTTTTAGATTTTTAATATACACAAAACTTAGTATTAACTCAACCATTTCTTTAATATTTGTTTTTGTTTTTAGTATTAAAATTAAAGTTTCAATAACTCTTTTTATTTCATTATTATAATATTTTGCTAGTTTTCTATTAATTCCATAAAATGTATACGCCATATATTTATTAAATTGCCAAGCAACATTTTCTAAAAATTTCCCTTTTTTATTATGCCAATTTTCTGGCATCATATATTTTAAACTTTGTAAACTTTTTGAATAACTTAATTCTAATTTATCATAATCTGAATATATCCATTTTCTATTCTTTTTATCATAATCAATATTATTTATATTCCAATCACTACTTGTTTCAGTTGTTAAAATATACTTATTTTCTGGTATCCAACAATTTATTGCAAAATCTTCATAATAATTTGAATAAAATTTATTCATTTTTATTAATTTTAAAATATTTATTTCAATTCAATTTTCAAATATTATATTAAACATTTAACTAACACTATTAGATTTCATTGTATTATTAATTCAACTAAAATATCTTTTTTTTTAGTATTTAATTTTATGTTAGTAATTTACTAATATTGTTTAACACAACCTTTAACAAATATTTTCTTTTAATTAAATATTCAATAATTTTAGTCAATTTCAAACAAATAAAAAAAATAAATACATATTAGAACGAATTTTAAGTTACTAATATTTTGTTAAATTATAGACAAATTCAAAAAAAAAATATAACCGATTTCTTTGAATCATTATTTCTATTTCAATATAAAATTTATATATTAATAATAATTTTATAACCGATTTCTATATTTTTCTATTTTAACAACTATATTAATTTAAATATTTATAACCGATTTCTTTACTTTATTAAATCTATTATTCCCATGGATATACAATCCACTTATCTTCAACATTTTCACCACTTTTATAATAACCTACATCTAATTTATTCAGTTCTATTGTCTTATTCTTTTTCTTATTTTGTAAAACAAAAAAACCAAGATTATTTCTTAATAATTTTTCTTCTTTTGTTAATTTTTCAACCAAATACTTTAATGTTTTTCTTGTATCATCAACTTCGTCCACTATCAAAATCCTCTTATTTCTTAAAATAGAAAAATCCATCCATTGAATTATTCTTGGCTCATCTATCGATACATTATTTTCATCATAAGTACTCATAGTTATCACATATATTGGTACATCAATACTATTTCGCAAAATCCTCGCAGGAATTAATCCTCCTCCCCCTATTGCTAATATCACATCTGGGTTAAATTCCTTCTTTATTATTGAGCCATTATCCCTACAAAGTTTATCCAACTCTTCATAACTATAATAAACCTTCTCTACCATTGAAATAATTAACATTATTGATATATTTTTAAGTAAAATATCAATTGTAAAATATAGAAAATATTAATAAAAAATATATTTGACTTTTTATAATAATATTAGTATTTTTATTTTAGTTTTCTTTTTAAAGTGTATATTCCCAATTGTTCCCCCTTGAAACCATTGCTTCTGCAATTTCAAATTCCTCATATGTAAATTTATTTCTACATGTAACTTCATGATTTTCTACAACCTCTCTCTCTTTATCTTCAAAACCACAATCATATTCGCATTCATAGGAAACATCGTATTCATCTTCTTCTACTGATTCTTCTTCTGATTCTTCAGAATCTTCTATATCTTCTTCACTATCTGTAATTTCATCATTAAAATGCTCTAGTGCCTGTTTAAATAATTCCTCAGTATCCATTTGCCTAATACTTTTATCCTCGAAAATATCATATTGTTCATTCAAAAGAGTTAGAATTTTCATACAATGTTCCAATCTAGTTATCAAACTATCATACATGAATTCCCTTGATTTATGAATAATATACCATGAAAAATGATAAAATCCCAAAAAATAAAGCACCAAAATCATAATTTCATTGGCATTTTTATATTCACTCTCTAGATACCCATATTCATCATAATATAATGTTTGTGTCTCGTTATTGTAATACAAAATTGTGCTATCCATTGGTATTGTTATAAATGTTAAAAAAAAATATTAATTTATTCTTAAATCAATTTTTAATTATCTTTTTATTTATTTATATATTTAGATACCAGTTACACTCCTAAACTCTTCACTACTAAGCAACACCCTTTCTACACTATTATACTTATCATGTTCCATTGCCTTCACAAAAATCTCATATGGTGTAATAGAACTTACCTTCACCTCTACCTCCTTACCATCTACTTCAACCATCTTTGTCTCTTCCTCTGCTGCCTCACCATATAGAATATACTGAAGTACAGACTCCGACCGACCAGCAAGAAGAATTACTCCCTTATACTTCTGATCAACCTGAACTCCATTTGATTCACTATTCAGATTATGATACACAATCAATGGAACCTTGTGATATCCAGCACGAATCCACTTCTTCTCAATACTCTGATGCATAGTCTCCCACCTATCTACAGCAGTCATTGAATCCTTCCCCGAATATCCGTAACTGCAATTGAGTCCACCCATTGCATCAAACTCTCCATCTGTACCAATCCAAAGTACTGGAAGCTCACTCTCTGGAACCTTGTTTTCCACACAAAGCTTAATCATTGCATCATGCAGTCCTTCATAATTTGTGCTACCACCACTATGTCTCATAATCGCATTCATCCTCTCAATAACATTCATAGGTGAACCATCATTTCGCTTGAATGAAAAGCAATATGGATTACTTGTGAAACTAAAAGCAATATCCCTAAACTTCTCAGAAGCAACACAAGAAATGAAACATGCCATTCCTGTAGCAATCTCAAGTGGACGGTTTGGCTCCTTGTCTACCCATGTCATTGAAGCAGACACATCAGCACAAGCCACAATATTCCCTGATGCTAATGCCGCAGCCACCTCACTCACTTCATCTCCAATACGCTCCCTAACCTCATCAAACTTATCACGTGTATCAAGAATCTTCTTTTCCCAAGCAGCAAGCTTTCCCTCACGAATAGCAACAGACTTAGCCTTTGTAGCCTGGTAAGCAATAGTATGAGGAAACAAACCACCAACATTCATCTTTGATGGGTCCCTAAACATATCACGAGTCCGCTGGCGAAGATCTACACGAAGTTCATTCTCTGGAAACCGATTACCAGTTTCATCCTCGTATTCTGATGGAGGTGTCTTAATCTTCTCATTCAGAAACGCCTTCATCTGACGAGAACTACACAATGCTGGTACCGCACTTGGATTAACAAGGTCCCATCGATTTGATGTCATCCTTGTTTCCACAATCTCAAGATACTCATTCAATAGAGAATTCAACTGACGCCATGACTTCTTCGCACCAAATGGTACACCCTTATCTACTGGCCATGGTAGTGTCTTTCCACCAATACGCTCCTTAAGTGATGCTCGAATCATATAAGATACATGTGACTGTACAAATAGCTTTCCAGAAGCATCTGGAACATACCAGCAAAGACGCTTGTTTTCTGGTGAAGATTCACGAACACACCACTCGCCAACTCGAGAAATTGAAGGAGACTCCTTGCTTGTAGAAGCCTTGAAAGACCTAAGGTCTTCAACCTTCATGTCTCGAATATTGTTTGGACGCACATATTCTGCCAAAAGCTTAAGATCCTCACTACGCTGGTTTAGCATAGACTTTCGAATCGACATAATCAAATTATTATACTTATCATACTTTGTCTGCTTTGGCATATCCATCTCATTAATAAGTCCCCAAATCAATGGACCATCCTTCCAATATCCAATATCACCAAACAAGCCTGCCTCAACAATCATACAACATGTCTTTGGAAACATGTTATACAAAGCAAGGAAGTACCTATATCCAAGCAACTTCTCCTTTTCTCCATCACGAGCATGACGCTTGTGAACCCAAAGACGAAAGATATTTAGAGCCGCAAATTCCCTTTCTGTTGGATCAGAAATTGAATTCACATCACGAATCATAGAATTAATCGCCTTGTCAATATATTCAACTGGAGTATCCTTGTTAAAGTTTGTAAATGCATCAACAAAAGATGATCCAGAAGTCTTCAGCTTGAGAGCACCATTGTCTCCCTGAACAAAGTTCGCACGCTTAGTTACTGCAGTCGCAAAAGCCATTCTTGTTTGTAGTGTTAGTTATTGTGATATCAATACATTTCTATTAAAATCTTAAATCAATTTTTTTTTCATTTTATTTTCCTTAAGTATTTTTTAGGTAATCCTAGATTAACTACATTACTACAATTAATGCATCCATTTAAAAATGTTTTTTTTTATATTAAAATTGATTTTCAAAATTATTTTCTATATTTTATTAAAATATTATTTCATCATGAATCTCTCAGTTGACCAAACCCTAAAATCAGTAATATCCTACTTGGAAACTCAAGGTGTTATTGTTGATTATAATGAACTCCACAACCACATCATGTCCACAAAGCAAAATGTAGCGCAAAATGTAGCTCAAGACCCAGCAAAAAATAAAAAAATTAAACTAAAACCCAAGAAAAAAAATGTCAACACAAATGACAATACAAAGAAAGAAAAGGATTCTACTTCTGTTTCAGAAAAAACTTCAGAAAAAACTTCAGAAAAAACTTCAGAAAAAACTTCAGCTAAACCTAAGAAACTAAAGTTTAAACCAAAGGTTAAGGCTAAAACAACAGATTACCAGTATTTTATTGAAATTTGTAACTCAAACAATCTTTACTACTTCCAATTTAATGATGAAAACAATTGGAAAGGACCTTCCATTAAGGTTGATCAAGACACTTTCAATTTTGACTTGTTTAAAGATATTGAATTACACGTTTTAGAAGGATACGGCTTCGCTATTGTTAGACCTAAAAAACATGAATCTGACAAAAAGATTGTTTACAATGAACTTAACTATGATAACTGTAAGCTTATGGATGATGATATCCTATCTCTTAATGGTACTGACGATGAATCACAAAACGATTATGATGCCGATACTGATTATGAAGAAGAAGAAATTATTACTGAAGATTGGACATACATTCCAAAAAATATTATTTACCAACTCGATACTAAAACAAACAATATTTATTGTAACCAAACAAACCAATATGTTGGAAAGAAAATTGATGACTTCAACATCGATTATGAAACTAAAGAACACGAGTTTATTACAATTGAAGCTTAGATAAGTAAGCTATTTTAGCCTTAATAATATTTATAACTCAATATTATTTTGAAATTCAATAATATTTTAAAAATTGAAAAATTTTCTTTTTATTTTTTTTTGATTACTTTATCATGCTCTTGGAAGAAATACTTAGACAAGATATTTTTAATCTCCTTCAATGTGTTAGTATCAAATTTAATATACCATTAAATCAACTTCTTAAAAGATATATTCCAAATATTAAACCTTACAAAAAAATTAAAAGAAAAAGAACAAATTATGGTAAAAAACCATGCTTTAATATCCCAAAAGATTATAAATGTATTGCTCGTTGTTGGGGTGGCAAAGATTCTGTTAAATACATTGTTAAAGATAAAAAATGGATATATGGTACACGATGCAAAATCCACAAATATGGTAGAACCAATTATTGCTTAACACATCTAAAACAAGTTAAAAAAAAAGGTCATCCTGAACACGGTGATTTTGATAAAAAAGTACCTCATAATCATTATCTTAAGTACAAAAAAAAAATTGAATTCAAGTTCAGATTACAAGATATGAATACATAATAACACTTCAACAACACAATCATGGACACACAATTTGATTTCTGGGCTCATTGTTGGTATACTACTACTTGGACAATGGAGAACTTCCCTTCTATTCAAGATTATCACCATTTAGAAATTCTTAATCAAAAAGAAAAGGAATATCAAGAAATGCTCGAATTTTATGGAGATAATAAATACTACGATGAAGAAAATGACTACTTTAATGAACTTAATGAAATTGATTATATCTACAGGGATAACTATAATGATGATTATATATCATCTTCAAGTGATTCAGAATATGATGATTACGAATATATTTAAAGAATATTTATATTATTTATAAAAAAACTATGGGGCATAGTGTAAAAGAGAATTTATAGAAAAATCATTTATTTATTATAAAAATAACAAACAAATTTTTTTATTTGATTTGTGTAGATTTACTATATTTTATATTCTATTATTCTATTTTATTCTATATTTTCAAAATTGATTTGTTTACTTAAAGTATTTTTATTTATATAAAACATGGGATCAATGATTTCAAAAAACGAATTAGAAGAAATAGAAACATCACTAATAAATACTAAAAATAAACATCCTCATAGATTACTTATAGCTACAATTGTTGCTGGATTGTTTAGCTACTACATCATAAATACAATAAATCAATATTTGTAAAATAAAAATTGATTTTATAATAATCTAAAAAAATAGGTATAATTACATTTCAAAATGTCAAACACTAACATGGATACTTGCGCCATTTGCTGCGATGATATTGAAAATACATGTGATGGTTACACCACAAAATGTAACCATACTATGCACAACACTTGTTTGACACATTGGCTCTTTCTCAAAAACAATTGTCCAATATGTCGACATAACTTGTGTGGAAAAGAGAATGAAGAAGAAGAAGAATATGATTCTGAAGAGGAAGAAGAACATGAAGTCGAAGACATCCAACTTAACTTCTCAAACAAAGTGTATACTTCAAGCTATTCATCTGTTTTGGAAAGCATTAGGGAATTGATTTTTAGACTTAGTACTAATGAAGAAGAGCAAGAAGGTTTCACACCAATTTACAATTGGATTTATTATCCTACAAATGATTTGTACACAACGAAAATAAATACTCGTAACGAAATTATTAATATTACCCTAGCAAGTGCACACATTTATACAACATTGTTTCTTGACGTTCAATTTAGTGCAATTTCAAAAAAAATTACAAAGTATATTAACAGTACATCTACAAAACACATCTATGTTTCAAATTATACAAAACAAGACCTCCCTACAAAGATTAGTTGCTTTTAAATAAATATTTTTAAAATTGATTTATATATTTAAATATTTTTTTTTATATAAACACTATGGAATTCTTCCCAAAGTTTCAAAAAATTGACAATGAATCGTCTTTTGATTATGGCACTATAGAAAAAAAAGAAGATGGTTACCATGTTAATAATATTCTTGTCGAAAATAACAGAGCAATCCATAACGATGATGTATATCTTCAAAACAGCAAAGTAGTTAATATCAAACAACGAAACAATACACTTATTGTTGGTATATTACAACTTAATAATAACACAAAATATGGATTTACTAAAAGAAATATACCCTACTTTAAATTTGTTCCTATTTCAAATAAATACCCTCCATTTATAGTTCCTTGTAAAAAAAAACTATTAAAACAACCTTACTACTTAGTTATCAGATTTAATAAATGGGAACCTTCAAATAAACATCCTATTGGACAAATTGAACATTATATTGGTTATGTTGGTGATAAAAATAATGAAACCACAATGCTTCTATACAAAAATAATATTTATCCAAATAAAAATAAAATAACATATAATGATTATTTACCAAACACTAATATTGATTACAACACCTTTAGTATTGATCCTGATTCTTGTAAAGATATTGATGATGCCTTACATATAGAAGATTTAGGTAACAATAATTTTATTCTTGGAATACATATTGCTAATGTTGGTGAACACGTTAATCTAATTAACACTAACACTTACTCAACTATCTATTTAGATGACTCGCAAATAAATATGTTGAGTGATAATGAAACATATAATGTATATTCACTCGGAGAAAAATCACCTAAAAAAGCTATATCACTTATTTTAGAATATAACAACTACAAACTTAATAAATATTATTTCAAAAAATCTACCGTTTCTAATACTCCTTTATCTTATAATAAAGCTGAATCTTTAAAAGAAACTACTAGTTCTATTATTCATACACTATACAACTTCACAATTAAATTACTTGGATTTAATGAAATTAAAATTACTAAATTGGTAGAATATTATATGATTCTTTATAATAATCTCGGTGCTGAAATACTTTATAACTATGACAAAAATACAATTCTTAGAACACATGATTGTAATGGTAATATTGACGAAACAAATGAACTTTCTAAATATCTTAGTATTTTAAATAAAAATGCAGCAAAATATGAATCAAACCCAACTAGTACTAATCACTCCGATCTAAAACTATCATATTATTCACATATAACATCTCCTATTAGAAGACATGTAGACATTATAAATCAAATAAATATTTTAAAATTTTTAAACAACTCTCCTATTGTATCTACCAATTATCTAGAAGACATTAATATTTTTAATAAAAATCTTAGAAAATTCTACAACAACTATAAGAAACTAAAACTACTTTATAGTATTGAAAATAATATAGAAACATATGCATACATTATTAATATTAATAAAAATAAACTAAAAATATACATACCTAGTCTAGAAATAGAACATAGTTTTATCGCTATAAGTCACAAGCTTTTAGATTCAAATAAAATAAATTACGATGATAATTACTTAATTATTAATGATACAAAATTAAATCTATATGATAAGATAAACATTAAACTAACACCATTAGTTCTTGAAGAAAAGTTTAATAAAAAATTCAATATTAATATTTTAGAACCATCCTTAATCTTTTATTAAATTTATTCTTACTATTAATATATTTACATTAGATAATACATATTTTATTATTTTTTTATTTCAAAATATATAACGATTCTGTAGTAACTTGATCTCTAATTAATAATTGTTCAATACCCTCTAGCTTCTTCAACATATCACTATTATTAACCATTGAACATATATTCTTAATGTTCTCTATAATATTATTAATTCTAAGAATATTTCTAATAAATGTTCCCTCATAAATATTATCGTATTTTACATAAATCTCATATATACTTCTTCCACAAGCCCAATCATATGCTGGACCAATAAATGACAAATACAAATTCCAATCTGTTTCAATATCTATTTTACATTGGTTATATTCATAATCTCCAAAATCTTGAGCAATATAACTAATATGATTCAACTTATTTTTTAATACCTTTGGTACATCCAACTCATCAAAATTAACTTCATTTGATTTTTCTTCTATAAATGTTGACACTAATGCTACTATTTCCTCCTTGGTTATATCATCAAATAATTTACTATTTAATACCTCCGTCAAAATAATTTCATTACATTCACTAATCTCTGATGCTATTATCCCCTTCACTAAAACCTTATTAGTTTCTTGACAAATATAGTAGTTATCCTTCAAATATACCAACATCTTCTTAACATCTTCATTAACAAAATCCTTACAATAATCAATAGAACTTTCTAGATTACCTATCCTCTTTATATTATCCAAATATTTATTATATCTAGAATACAAATTACCAAAGCTCTTGATTTCCTGTTTCATCTTATTCAATTTAACTATTTCCTTTCTAGCAGCATTTCTGCTCATATTCTTTACTACATTTTCCTTAATAATATATTCTTTAATTTGTTTTAATTCTTCTTCCTTCAATCCATGAATGTTATTTGACTCCAATTTTTCCTTTTCTATTTTAAACATTTTAATATTTTGCTTATTATCAACATTCAATAATGAACTATCCATAAACTTATCCAATTCATGTTCCTCATTAATCATAATCTTCAATAGAAATTGATAATTTAATTTAAATTTTGATACTATACAAGGACTCTTCCCTGTCATCATTTTCTTTAATTCTATACTCTCCATTAATTCATCATTAGGTAGAATAATCACATTCCCAAATTTATCCAAACCTCTCCTTCCCGCTCTTCCAGCCATTTGTAAATATTCATCTGTTCTCAAATATCTAAAACTATTATTCGAATATTTCATTAATTTTGGAAATATAACAGTTTTTGTAGGCATATTAACTCCAACAGCAAAGGTTTCTGTTGCAAACAACACCTTAATTAAACCCTTTGCAAACAATATTTCAATAACTTCCTTCAAAATTGGTACTAATCCAGAATGATGATAAGCAATCCCCTTTGTCACTAGTTGATAAACACTATGATATTGTGGGGATTTCTCATAGATTTTCTTGTAATTTCTCATTTCATAATCAAATATCTTACTTATATTAGCACTAGTTTCAGCATCTACAAAACTCTTATGCATACTCTTAGCCAATCTTTCACATTCTTTTCTCGAAAAAACAAAGAACAATGCTGGCAAATAATTTTTTGTTTTTAGAAATTCACAAAATTTATTTATAATCTTTGAACTACCTATTGTCTTATATTTTTCCCTAATTATATCATAATTTTGAAACTTACCCTTGTTATCAACTATCTTAGTTATTTCATCTTCCTCGTAATTATATATATAATGTTCCAATGGTACAACTCTATGCGTTGTAGGTATCAAATTTGTTGTTTTCTGCTTTATATCTCCAACCCATGTAGCAAACTCATTTGCCTTATCAATAGTAGCAGATAACATAATCAATACAATATTCTTTGGCATCAAAATTAAACATTCCTCCCATACTCTTCCCCTATCTGGATCATTAATATAATGTACTTCATCGAAAATAACCTTATCAACTTCATCTATATTTATATGGTTTGACTCCTTTTGATATAATATATTTCTTAGAATTTCTGTTGTCATAATAACACATTGTGCATCTGGATTAAATTTAATATCACCTGTCAAAATACCAACATCTGGAAACTTCTGCTTTAATTCAAACAATTTCTGATTCGATAAAGACTTTATAGGTGATGTATAAATAATTTTTTTATTTTTTGCTAAAGAATCTGCTATACCAAATATTGCTGGTACTGTTTTACCACTACCTGTGTGAGCTGTTACCAAAACATTCTCGTTTTTCTTTATACATGTTATAGCATGTTTTTGGAAATCATCTAACTCAAATCCAAAATCATATGGATCACTATTGAAATCACCTTTGAATTTCTGATCCAACAATTTATAATATTCAGACATTTTTAAGAATTGTATGATAGTTTGTAATATAATAAAAAAAATCTATTTATATACTTTTCAATTTTATATTTAATTTATTACGTATTTACTTATTTTTGACAAATAACTATAATATGGATGCTTCATAAAATTAATCATCTTATTCAACTCCTTAACCAACTCCTTAACCAATTCTTCATCACTTTGGTTCTTACACAAATTTACCTTTGGAGGATAAATACCCTTGATTTTACATGGCTTATAGCACCTAGAAAAATCTACCAACATAGAATAAATTGCTGTCCTCATTATTACTCTTGTACTTTGTTTCTATATATTTAAAAAAAACAATTCAATTGTTTTTTTTTTTTATTCATTTCTCTTTACATTTTCAAATTCATCACATGAAGAATCTGATATTAACATAACTGGCCTACAAATCTTTTTTCTATTTTTCTTTGTTTTTGGCTTTTTATTAAGCTTTTTATTAGTTTGTTTGTTCAGATTCTTAAAAAAGGATTCTTGGATACTATCCAAATCATAACCCTCTTTAACATATTTTTTTATAAGTAAATCAAAATCCTTATCCATTTTATAAATATCTATTTAAATCTTTATACTAGAAAAGAATTAATTATAAGTTCTTTTTTTTAAGTGCTATACTATTGAAGCTCTAATAATATAATTAGGTTTCTTCTTACATATAAACTTAATAAAAACTAAAACAAATAGTTCAGCCAATAATGTAGTATCAGCAACCAATAAAGGTATAACATCTATTAAAACATCATATACTATAAATAATATAGTAGTTAAAATTTGAAATAATAAAAAATATATTGTTAATTTACACTATCTTGTCTTATAGACTTCATATAATTATGGAAATAATGAAATAATATAACACGAAGAAGCAACATAACCTATACTATCATTTGTTAAAACCATAAATTTAATTTAATTATTTATAATAATAATAATTTAATATTCTTAAATATCGATAAATAATCTTTTTTGCCACTTTTTTGGCCTTAGTCCATATATACTTCCTATTCTACTATTTCTCAAAATCCATCTACTTGTCTTATATTTATGCATTCTTATTACAACTTCTCCACCTTCACTAAGCTGTTTCATTATAGCTTTAGCTTGATTATGTTTAAAAATCTCTGAAAATATTATATTGGCACTTCTAAAAACCTTTTGTGAATCATAATTATCATAAATTTGTATATCTTCAACATATCCCAAACACAACTTCACAAATAATTCACGTACTTTTGATATTGTAATATCTTTTCCAATAAAAGGAAGAGTTATTGTAGTTGTCATATTTAATTTATTCAACAAAATACTTGAATTTTTATTGAAACAAATTTTCAATTTTTTTGTAATTTCTTTAATAAATAAAAAAAAATATTAACTAAAAATTCTATTAATATCATAATTCTTTATATATTTTAGCAATTCTTGTTCAGTGCTTTTAGCCTTATCATCCCATTCTCTTAAATTTAAATGCCAAAAAAATAACTTATCATGTTCAAAATTAATAACTTCATCTTCATTCATTTTTCCACCTTGATACTCAAATGTCTTCTTTGATGCATCAGATAAATTGTTATAGTAATCTTCATTTTTTGTTATTAAATAACGTTTTGTATTTATATGATTCTTTACTAAACTACAAACATTCTCAGAAAATCCCAGATTTCTTAAATAATTTGCACCCTCTATTTCATGATTCATAACACCATAATCACCAATTTTACCTAAATTACTATTTTCAAATTCCAATAAATGTCCAACATCATGTAAAAAAGCACCTAACTTAATTTCACTTGGACTAACATTTGAAAAATCAAATTTAGAAGCATTATCCTCTATAAATTTTTCAGCTAAAAAATATGCCTGTAAAGCATGTTCATATTGCGATACATCTTCACCTATATATCCAGAATCACCATATTTATTATAAATTTCTATAATTTCTTTCATTTTATAAATCAAAATAAATATATTCTTAAATAAAAATTATTAATAAAAAAATTGATACTTATAATAATTTTGTAATTATTTTTAAAATATTACAATCAAATCATTTTGAGTAAAACAATGTTTAATGCTAATGCTATGGAATTATTAAATTTTGATATTTTATTAAACATATGCAAATATCTAAACAAAACTGATTTACTACAATTTCTAGAATTTCTAAGAATATATCACAATGCCATATTTATAAATATATGCGATCATTATAATAAATCTATTAACAAGAAATATAAAACATTAGATTTAATTGATACTTTATTTACTAATATTGATAGTTACAACAATATAAACTCATATATGAAAATAAAAGAACAATTATTTAAAAATCACTGTATTACAAAAAGAAAAAATCATATTAATGCTAATATTGCCCTAATTACACATTATTCTAATAAATTAAAAAATAAAAAAAAAATTAAATTTAATAATATAACAAGCTGTTTCAGAAGTAGAATTTTATTAGAACTATTTAATATTTCTGACTCTATATATTTAAAAAATATTGAATTACCAATATCATATATGCTAACTATTAAAGATAGTTTATATAAAATATAAGTAATATTATTGATTGTCTACTACCCTTTCTCTTTGCTCTTTTCTTTCTTTTGTTCCATCACTCTAATATACTTGCTATTATACATTTCTTTTGTATTATTACTACCTTTTTTCCTCTTTACTGGATCTCTTTTAGATGAACCAGAACCACCACCACCCTTTTGTTTAACGCCATCTTTGAATTTAGGCTGAAACGAGTAATCGTCATCATAGTAATTAGGCATTTTCTTAAAATTACTCTACAATTTATTATCAAATAATTTCAATTTTTTTTTGTTCTCCTAATATAACTATCATTAGCTAAACTACTTATCTTAAAAAAAAATACATGTAACAACTTATTATTCGTAGTTGAAATTACAAATTTTACTTCATCTACATATATTTCATAAGTAATTTTTATATCTGTACCTTCTATTAATTCATCTAATCTAGTTATAATATCTTTTGAATCCTCATAACAAACTTTAAGAATAGACTTATATTGTTTCTGTTGAAACTATTGGAACTAAATTATACATATAATCTATAAGTTATTTTATTCTATTTCTGGACTTGGTGATTCTGGAAAATAACTTGGTGATTCAGGACTATAACTCGGAGATGGTGGGCTATAATCTGGAGAATGAGGCATATAATCATATGGGCTTTGAGGATAACTATAACTAATACTTAAATTAGAATTATAATTTATATGTTTTTTTTGAATATCACTATAATTACTATAATTTTTTAAATAATTTATATAATAAAATTGTCTATAAATTTTATATTCTGCATTAACTGCTATTGTTACTAGTTTATTATAGGCACTCATAAGATTATAAATGTTTTCTGTTTCTATATAAAACCATGGGAAACCTTTACTAAAAAATGTTGGTGTTTTTAAAACAATTTTACTTGAAGTTTGTTGTTGAATATTAGTTATATTTTTTTGTTTTTTACCTAAAATAAATCCTATATGATCCTCATGTACACACAAAAAAGTTCTATACAAATTTTTAGATTTATGATATTGTAAACCATTCCTTGTTTTTTCCATTAAAGAAATATCCATAATTAAATTAATACAATTTATAAAATATAATTACCTTTAATATATTAAAAACTATTTTATTATAAATATGACTTAATAAAAAAAATATGCCCTCAGCAGGATTCGAACCTGCATCTTTATGTTAGATATTTCATATGCTCTCCCCGTTAAGCTAAGAAGGCTTTAGGCCGGCCCCAGGAATCGAACCTGGATCTTCCGAGAAAAAGGGTCGGTGCTCTATCCATGGCAACCCTACAAAAAGGCAGGGGTTTCCCGTTGATGGTGCACCATCAACTCGGCCTTAAGCTAGACCAGCTTATGGTTGTCATTTAACGTCTGACCCAACGACAATATCCCCTACGGGGTTTGAACCCGTGACCCTAGGATTAAGAATCCTATGCTCTGCCTTCTGAGCTAAGGGGACAATAAATATAATTATGTAACATTAAATCATTTTTTTTTACAATTTGTATAAATTTAATTTAAAATAACTATGTAAAATTCAAATTATATAAATTTACTTATATAAATAAACTTTAGAAATTTTATTATGTGGGAACAAAATTTATAAAATGTAGAATATAATTAGAACAGAAAATATTTTATTTATTTAAAATAATCATAAAATAATATAATATTCTACTAAATAAAAAAATAATATAATATTCTACTAAATAAAAAATAATATAATATTCTACTAAATTAAAAATAATATAATATTCTACTAAATAAAAAATAATATAATATTCTACTAAATTAAAAATAATATAATATTCTACTAAATAAAAAAAGTTTATTTATTTAATCATAATAAAGTATAGGAGCGTGCGTTATCTAGGCTACTTTCGATGTCCAAATCTTGACGTTTCATGTTAGTTGTTCTCGGGTGTTCTTGGTCCTTGTTCAGGAGACCTTGGTGGCATGTAGTCTGGTGAACGCGGGGCGTAGACCGGCGAATCGGGAGGAGCAAACAAGGCTGCTTCCACTTTGAACGATGGCGAAAGCGGTGCGTAAGGAGGAGATTGTGGGGCGTAAGGTGGTGATTGTGGTGTGTAGGAAACTGGCTTTGGTTCCATGGTTTCAGGATTCTTCTTCAACTTAAACTTCTTTTTTGGAACTGGAGCCAACACAAATGACGTGTCCTCTGTTGGTGCCTGTGGGGGAGGTTTTCTATGTTGAGAAACATGTTGTCGATGAAGGTTTTGTCCAACTCTTGGAACACGGCGGTTTGCTTCATTGGCAATTGTGCGAAGGCGATTGTACGCCTCACATACATTTGATTCAGAAGTTCCCTTGATTAGAAACCAAGGGAAACCACCAGAGAACGAATTGGGGTCCTGAATCTTAATGTAGCACTTGCAATCTGCCGAAATCTTCTTGACAGTAGCACCCTTTCCTCCAATCACAAATCCGACATGATCTGGATGAACACCAAACCAAGCCTGGAATTGAGTGACAGTAGTGAAAGGAACGCCATGTTTTCCATGAGACACATGAGTATTTGAGTAATCCATATTACTGGAGTGCGTTTGAAAGTAATAAAGGAGGTGTTAGTTCGCAAAAAGGGAAATTACTATATGTACTAAATTAATATGATTTCAATTTTATTTTACATTCTTTTTTGTAGAAATTATGTAGATTCTATATCTTTCTCTATTTCATATGTTTCCCATGCCTCTCTTTGATATATTTTACATGTTTCTAATACATTATCTGAATTTATAATTCCTCTACCAACAATAATTATATCACTTCCATTAAGGATTGCTCTTCTTGGTGTTATATATTTTTGATCACTACTATCATTTCCCTCATCTAACTTTACACCTGGTGTAAAATAGATAAATTTATTATGGTTTCTATCCCTAAAAAATATATTTTGACATATATATCCTAATACTGTATTATCATAATCTTTTCCTATATCTAATACCTTTTTTGTATAAGTATAATCTAATAAATTTTTATTGTTTGACATTTGAGATACAAGCAAGGCAAATTGTCCACTTTTTCTTAACTTATCAAATTCTGCGATTTGTCCTTCTCCAACTATACCATGAAATGTTATAAAATCAGCCCATTCTCTTATTTTATAAATGCCACCTGTAAATTGATGTTTAAAAGTATTACCAATATCACCAAATTTTCTATCTTCAATTATTAAAATATTATTAGTCCTACATAATTTCACTAAATCATCCACAAATTGACTATTAAAATCCTCTATTATATCACAATGTAACTTTACCATAACTATATTATATTTTAATAATTCAATTGTTTCTAATATTTTACTTGTTGTTGTATAATCTAAAGATACACAAATATTACTTTTCTTTTGTATTATATTTTTTCTAATAGTGTTAACAATATTAACTGAACTCATTTCTTTTTTAAAATCATCAATAGTAAACAAACTTTCAATATTATAACCAATTTCTTTTAACTTTTCCATTCCTCCCTCTTTTCTATCTACAATTACTATAATCTTCTTTATATTAAATTGCTTCAAATGCTCTAAACTCTCTATTAAACTTGCACCACTTGTTAATATATCATCAATAATTACTAGCTCATCACCTTCTTGAAATTCACCTTCAATCATTTTTAAAGTTCCATGATTCTTCTTTTCTTTTCTAAGTAATATATTTGGAACATCATACATAATACTAAGTGTTTGAGCATAAGGAATTCCAGCATATGGTAATCCACATATATTCCATAAATCAGTACCAATATCTAAACAATCATATATTAATTCACAAATTTGTTTTAAAATACTTGGATGAGAAACTAAACATCTTAAATCTACATAATAATTTGATTGTTTGCCAGATTTTAATAAAAAATTTCCTTCTTTAAAACAACCCAACTGAATAAACTTTCTAATTAATTCATTTTTATTTAGCATTTTATTTTATATTATTACTACAACTTTAATTTTAAGTATTTATTTTTAAGTAAAAAAAAATTGGTTTTTGTTTTTTTGTTTTTTTATTGAGTTTTATTGTTTTATTCTTTTTTTTTTTTTTTTTTTTTTTTTTTTTTTTTTTTTTTTTTTTTTTTTTT